TTAAATAGATAGTAGATTATTGACATTAACGTGATTATGATAACCGCTACTGCTCCCATTTTAACCTCCTAATTTAAAAAGTAGTGAGACTTTTTCTATTTTAATGAATGCATTTTTATACTTAAATGGGTATTTATTCACTCTTTCTTTTACTAAGGTTTTAGCCTCTTTTAAAGTATTTAAGTCATCCGTAATACAGCTATCTTGCCACGTATTAGGATCATAATGAGTTACTCGATATGTACGCTTGCTCTTCATATATTCCTCTTAATTCTACGTCTTTCTTCACTAGGTGTTAAATTAGGCATTGTTTTGCCCCATGCACCACAATCCATACACTTATACCTAGCGTACCTACCCATCTTATTACGATCGTAACCTCTAGCTTGGAAGTTAAACCCACCACACGCTCTACACCCCGGCCCGTCTAATGCCACACTAACAGTGGTATCCCAAGCTCTAAACTTAAGATATACTCCTTCTAAAGAGAGTACGTCTTGCTTACAGTACTTCTCCATTTCCTGCCAAGCGTCTTGATTATTATTATCAATACACTCGTCCCATAGTTCATTACCTGGATACTTCTTATGTTGCAGCTTACGCGGAACACCTAGCTGTTGGCACAAATAGTCTAGATTACAGTAAGGGAATCCTAGCTTCTTAGCGATTAGCCTAGTATCTATATGGCGAGATGGGGCATAAGGCCCATACCCATTTACAATAAGTCTATTTCTAATGATTCTCTCGTCAAACTTCTTACCGTTTTGTGTTACCATTACGTCAGCTTTGTTAAATAAATCATAGATAGGCTTCATAAGAGGTCTATCATCACGCTTATTACGTCTTTGAGATAAGTCAAAGTACATAACATTATCTTCGTGTAGCCACTTAGCGCCTATACCGATAATAGAGCGCCCTGCTACAACCCGATCATGCGGTACATACTCGATCTTAGGGTCCCAAATCTTAGCTACGAATGGACAAGTCTCAATATCATAAAGCAATATGTTAGCACTCATCGGGAATTCTTCTTTTTGTATCCAAACACGATCTTTCGTGCTTGTGTTAGTGTTTTAGCATTCATAAGCTCTTTTAATACTCCTTTATCTTTAGCGGTAGGAGTATGCATACTCTTATAATTATTTAAACTCCTACCTAACCACTTATATTCTACTTTACTCATAATGCCGCCTTTAACTTCTTCTTAATTTGTCTTAAAGCATAATGCACATTGTGTATATTATTATATTGCGGGTACTTCTTTAAAATGTCTTCTAAAGTAAACCCATCTACATATTTAAGCATAAATAGAGATCTTTCTCTCTTATCAAGCCCTAGGGATCTAAGGCAGCTTCTAATATAAATCTCATCCTTTTCTTTAGTGGCCGAGGATTGTCCTATATCTATAGTAAGAAGCCTGTCCATATCACTCTTAAACACTAGTTTAATTTGTGACCGATCAATATTAGGTAGTAATGACTCTAAGTGAGGACAAGCTACCTTATCGTTAGGACACCCGTGACTACACTTCCAAGTTGTATCGTTTTCTGATTTCTTCAACACCGTATTTAACTAACAAATCGTTAGCATCCTCCTCAAAGAAATAGTGTTCTACTTTCTTACCGTGCTTTACTAGCGCGTTTTCCAGTTGTAGCCCTGCGGCTACACCCGCTTTATCTAAATCCGCTACTATCTTAATATTATCATACTTAAGGTACTCTGTCAAATGTTTTGGCATATTGCTAGCCCCCCCAGGGGATACTACCGTAAGGTCTGGTGTGTCAACATATATATTATAATAATTTGGTATTAAAGCTTCTATAATACTAAGGGCGTTAAGTTCACCTTCTACTATCATTAGATTATTTTGTCCCCTGTTTAAGACCAGCAGGGGTCTTTCGTGCCCTTTAGGGCATATATATTTCTGTTTAAAGGGGGCATCTTTAAGAATAAACCTTTTAATATAGTAGTTCTCCAATGGCCAAACAATATAGTAAAACAAGTCATCGTAAGGAAGGTATAACCCGCGTATTTCCCTAATAGGTAATGTATTAATATACTCTATAGTCTTACTGATATCCTCTTCCTCTATCTTAAAGTCAGGGTCCGGCTCTATACCTACTTCTTCTAGCTTGGCTTTCTTACCACAACCAAAGCAGTAAGCTGCTTCTGGGTAGATCACCATACTAGGTGTGTCCTCTTTATGCCATTTACAGATAATGCGCCTCATGCGGATTTTTTCTTTGGGTGGGGGTCTACCCAACTTTTCCCTTTATATTTAAAATGCTCTTGAACTTCATGGGTTTCTAGCCAAACTAACCCTCGATAGACAAAGTCTAGTAAATCGGATTCTGTCCAACTGTCTAGAACTCGCTCGTTTATAGTATAGGGATGTTGTAGCAAAAGAGTTTGGTCTGAATAAACGTCTTTTACTAACTTTAAGCATCTTAAGACTATCTCAGGAGCCGCAGTAGTATAATCAATACTTATTGAAGTACCCTCTAGGTACTCGACATCATCAAGTATTCTCTTAGCCTCTTTTAATGTCATAAATACCTAATAAAGATAAAAGGCTCTCTAGCAGCTTTAATAGCTAACACGATCTCATGCGGCGAGTCCTCTGGTAACCACTTACGCATACTCTTTAACTTCCTAATAACCCTCTTATGAAACTCAAAGTCAATGCTAGGGTATTCTTTAATAGCTAAGACCTGGTCAATATCCGTACCAACAGCGTAACAATCAAGGCCGGCACTAAAACCAATATTGGGTACTCCCTTGAGATACTTATATACCATCTCAAAGCCTTTACCCCTGCACTTAACTTCAAATACAACTTTCTTACCGTTCTTCTCTGCCCTAACGTCTTCGCCATATACGTTCTTATCCTGTCCTGTGTGTTTAGCCATAGCGCCACTAAAGGGCACTCTATAGGCTTGGTAATCTTTAGCTTTTAAATAAGCTACTAAGTCTCTCTCAGCACGCTTGCCTTTGTCCCTGCTGTACTTTCCACTCATAGCACGATTACCCATAGGGGTATATGGCCTCTTCCTTTGTAAACCATGTTAGGAACTTTAGTGTCCTCTACAGCCACCATAGTTCTAGTATATCCCCTAGCGTCTTTATAGGGAACCTTAGTTTCTACTTCTTTAGTAACGTACTCCCCTGGAGTAACTTTGCCATTAGGCATTATTTCTCCTGGTTTCCAAACATTCTGGGAGTATCCGCGCAGTGCTACTCCCAGGTGCTCTAGCTTAATGAGATCTCTTTTCTCGAAGCCCATGGCTTCGAGAGTCGCTAGAGTAAAACCATTAGCCTTTTCTAGATCTTCTCTTTTTACGAGAATTTCAGGGTGCTTTTTTGCTATTTGTTTTAGTTTCTCCAAAACCCGCATTTAATTTCTCCACTCATGTCTATGTATTAGTTCAGGGTCCTTATACCACCATAAAGAGCCTACTAATAACTTCTCTCTTAGAGAAGGTATAAAGCAGATTATCGGGTATAGGGTCTCCTATAAGGGAGACCTTGCAATTAGGACAGTTATCAAATTCATACATATTATACTTCCGCCTTACATGTGTTACAGTACCAATACTCAAACGTAGTAAATACCTTATGCTCTGCTATAGCCTTACAGGCAGGGCAGACTACTTCTAACTTCCCGTCAATCCACTTACGTGTCTTATTATTGGTCTTATTGACCATATCCACCCAGTCCATTAGATCATGCTTCCAGTCATCCCCATGCTTAGACATACTACTAGTATAAAAATCGTATCTAGTAACTAGTTTCCAGGTTTTATCTTTACCCGTAACGTAGCTATAGCAGGGTTTATTATTGTGACAATCGTCGCACATAAGTTTGTGTTTAGCTTCTTCAAGAAGAGGCCATTTCATGTCCAATCTCCGCTAGAAGTACTAGCTTCAAAGAATTTAGTCTGCACTTCGCTAAACATAAGCTCTCCCCTACCTATCATGCCAGATCTATTCTTAGCTATAACAATATCTGCTTCTGGTTTAAGAATGTTAGTCTCAGCATTCTCTCTGTTAATAAAGAAAACTACGTCAGAGTCTTTCCCGATACTATCGCTTTCTGCTAGATCCCCTAGCCTAGGGGTAAAATCTCCGTAGCTTCTACTCGAAGCCCCTCTAGTCTCGGCATTCCGGTTTAGCTGAGAAGCTGTAAGCACTGTGCAATTAAGCTCTTCTGATAGTTTTCTAAGTTCTAACATAATATGCTTGACTTCTTCTGTTCTACTCCTACCAGCACTAGTATACACTATTTGTAGATAATCTACAACTATTAATCCTAACGGGTATCTTTTATGCACATGTCTAGCTTTATTATAGATATCAGAAATACTAAGACCACCACTACTGATCACCCTAAAATTAAGTTCAGACATTTTAGTCCTTACTTCCTCTCGTAAGAGAGGGTTAGACTCTAGTCGTTCAATATCCTTAGTGGAGATAAGCCTAGCTATGCGTTGCCATAGAGTTACAGGCCGCATCTCAAGGTTAAAGAAGAGTACATTTTCTGTTCTAGAGACGTACTCCGCTATTTGAAGCATAAGAGCGCTTTTGCCTGTTCCAGGCCTAGCGGCTACTACGACCAATTCAGGAATATTACTCTTAAAGACTTTATGTCTATCTAAGAAGCTAAGCCCTGTCTTACGTACTTCTACTCTAACATCAGAAGGTAGCTCTGATATATGCTGGGATACATCCTCATAGGCCTCTAAGGCCTGTTCAGGGGTAATCTGCTCAGACTTAACTAGCTCTATCAATTGAGATACCTTTTTGTCATCCATATATCTATAACTTCGTGCGAATAATTCGTACAATTGCCATTAACGGAACCACGGTTATAAGCACCAATAGCCTTAACCCAAGATCTATAACGTCTATACTGATATCTAAGATATTTCGCAGCATAGGTGATATTCGTCTCCGGGTCTTGAAGGGCCTTTCTGTTTCCTTTAAAACCCATGAATTTAGCCGTTTCGAGTTTAACCTGGCATATCCCGTAGGAATGCGTTTTCCCCCCATCAAATCTATTAATCGCTTGGACATTAAAAGTACTCTCCTTATAACATATAGAGGCTAATAGCCCCTCCGGAATATTATATTCTAAACTAACGCTGGACAATAGTGCCAGTATAACCGCAGTATTCATTTAACCCTTAACCTAGTACGCCTAGTAGCCGTACTACCGCTATTATCCCCTTTAATATGGAAGTTCCCTGGGTAGGTGACCTTCTTATTTGCCTTATAACCGCATTTCTCACACTTGGTATAGGGTACCCCCTTAGGCAGTATGCGATCGAAGCTTATAAGGCATTTCTCGCAATGGTATTCAAATATAGGAGTCATGCGTCATCCCATATTTCCTTAAGCTCTTTAACTGAGTATTTAGAGTCAATTAGTCCGCACCTAATAAAGCTATCCCTTACATCATAATAGTAGTGTTCCTTATCTCTTGATGTGTCAATTGTTAAGATTTCTAAATATTCCTCATCAAGACGGTTTTTTCTGTCCCTAGCTATAGTTTCTAACGTAGCTCTCGTAAGCATAGTCCTAGGGTAAAACTTATCATAAACCCACTCAACAAGTTTCCCAAGCAGTCTCCAAAACCATAAAGGTTTTGGTTTATAGCGGTTTTCATAAATGTTAGAAACGAAATTTATCTTTTCAAGCAGTGCTTTATCCTGAACGCGTTCTAAGGCGTCAGAGATATATTTCTTAGTTAAAATATAGCCTCCCGTTTATTAGGTCCTCTATACACATCTAGACGTATAAATACTGCATCCTCTACAGGGAACCCTAATTTGTTATTAGTATCAAGTACATGCTGAGAATGATGATAATACCCGGCATCCAGCCACTTAAATAGACTAAAGTATAGGCTAAATTCCCAGGACACTGTCCTAAACTGACTGGCTCCTGTAGCGTTATTCTTATCTACGTAGCTATGCACTATGCTATCCCATCTGAGGGTCTCTAAGAGATTTATATTAAGGCCTAAACCAAGGTAGTTAGCTGGCTCTGTATTATTGATATTGTTGCTAATAAGGGGCACCCTTCCCCCCTTAAAATACTGCCTATAAGTTATATCGAGTTTATCCAGTTCTAGCACCTCAAAGGCATAACTAGGTAAACTCAGCATAAATAATAGTATTACTATTTTTCCCATCGTGTTAAAGCCTTACTGCAAGAGGTTTTAAGTGGTAAGCTAAACTTAATCTGCCTTCCGGAGTTTTCCATAGTGCTGATAATAATTTCTTTAGCTTCTTCATATCTATCCTCTTTAACCTGTGAAATAATCTCGTCATGTATCGGAAAAAGGGGTCTTCCAATATGTGCTAACTTACCTATCATATCAGCATATGCACTGTTTGTCAAGTCTGCTCCGGTACTCTGAATAAGAAAGTTAAAAGCTTGTCTATATGCCTTATCCCAAGGCATACGGTGCACTCTAGGGAATCTTCTTTGTCTGCCAAAAGGATTAGTGATACTCCCGCCCTTGTCAACTAATAAACGACACTTATCCATTAAAGTCTTAATACCGGAATACGTCTCCCAGTACTTATTATAGATTAACTTAGCATCTTCTACAGAACACTCTAGAATCCTAGCAATCTTAAAATGCGAAGCCCCATACTGCATGGCAAAATTAACCGTTTTTGCCGAGCTTCTAGGAATTCCTAAACTCTCCGCTGTAATATCGTGTAAAGAAGCGCCATCATTGATTACCTTTAGTAAGTTCTTATCTTTAGTAAAATGCGCTGCAATAGTGACTTCTAGCTGGCTGAAATCTGCTGCGATAAAGCAATGTCCCGAATCTGGGACATATATACCACGGATGTTACCGTCAGTAGGTAACTGCTGCATATTGGGGTTAGACGAGCTTAGACGCCCTGTAACAGTGCCATTTACATGAAACTCGGGGTAGATACGCCCATTCTCTAAGCGGTCTAAAGTACCCTCTATAAAAGAGGTATACACTTTATTTACTTTTCGGTATTCGAGTAATAGGGATACTAGGGGGTGCTTACCTTCTAAAGCGTTCAACGCATCTTCGTCAAGAGAAGGTTTCTTAGTTTTAGGATTTAGCTGTACGGGTAAGCCTAGGGTGTCATACAATAGATCTTGTAGCTGGGAGGAAGAATCAAAGTTAAACTCCGGCTTAACTACTAGAGCTTTTCTTTTATCAGTTTTATACTTGTCTATTTCTTCTGACCAGTACAGAATTTCTAAAGAATCTATCTCGTCTTCACAAGAAGCCCGCATCTTAGGCTTTGCGTTATTAATCTTAGTGGTTAGGTCTTTAGCTAATTCGATTAGGTAGGATTGATCTACTCTAAGCCCCTCTAATTCTGTGCGCAATAACCCTTTAGCTAACTGATGTATTTGTTTTACCAAGCCCCCAGGTATCGCAGTTTGTAAATGAAGCTTATATAATTCTCTGGTATACCAAACATCCTTACAAGCGTATAAGTCTTGTTCTTCTTCTGGAGCATCAGCAAAATCCTTGTATTTAACCCAGAAGTCTTCTTTATAATTATCTCCGAATTCAGTTTGTATTCTAGCATTTAATCCGTGCTCCCTATTCTCATCTACGAGATGGTCAAGTAACATGATATCAATACAAGGCTTATCAATAATATCAATACCATTGTGAAATAAAACGGAGTAATCATACTTAAAGTTTTGGAGTACTAATCTTACCTGTACGTCATTAATACAAACAGCATAAATACCAGGGAGTATATATGTAGTGTCTCCAGAATCATCTATAACCTGTAAAGAGAGTATCTTTGCTTGTCTAACTTTTAGCGAGTCTGTCTCAATATCTAAAACTATATACTTAGATTCGGCATTAAACTTAGCAATAAGGCCTGCCACCTCTTCTTTTGTAGCAAGCCTTTTAATTTGCATAATTAATTACCTATAGGTTTTTTTATCCTGTGCTCTACAATCCAATTAGCAGAGTACATAAGAATCTCAGGAGCCATCCAAGTATTAAAGGAAGAGGGGTCATGGTAAAATATTGACCCGTATTGCCCAGAGCAAAAAGCGTATCCAGCACATAAAGCGCGTCTTGCATCTGGGGAAATATTCTCTTTTTTGATCCCAGCGCACTCAGCGTAAAACTCTACCATCTCTTCTTCTAGAATCTCCCAGACTTTTTCTTGGGGTGTATCGTCTAATAAGCTTAGATCTAAGACTGTAATCCTCTTTGTAGAGTTATCCCCAGTCATCTCCGGAGGCATCTCCCTGCGTTTCTTGAGGAGCACTCTTGGACGATCTTTTGGGAGTTCCTGTAGCTGCTTTTGTTCCTGATCTTGAGCTTTGCGGAAAAGTCTTAAGCTTTTCTTTAGAAATGATTTCAATAAACCCATCTGGGAACCTCTCTCCTTTAGCTTCTTTAGTACCTTCCGATACTGGCTTAAATAAGAGCTTATCTCCTACTTTAGCTGTCTGCAATGCATCATAAGCTTTAGCGTCTAGGTCAATAGACCAAAAACTACCATTGCTTAATCTGTACATTCCTGTTACGGTCGTATTATACTTAACCGGCTTGTTCATATCCTACCTCTCCTTTCAAAGTGGTAATAAAAGACGTGATTTGCTCTTCCGAAAGCTCTTTAATGCTAGCTACTCCAAAGCTACGCACTTTCTCTTGTAGAGACTCTTTAGTATACTTCTTCTTAGCAATAGCTACCTTACCTAGATTATTAAGCAGTTTAATACTAGCTTCTTTATTATTAGGTAACGCGGTAACTGTGGTTCTAGCTACAATGTTTACAGTTTCTTTTGCTGGGGCTTCTACCAAGGCATCTACGATATTAGTCTGATCTTTATCGTATAGAGCTAAACCCATGCTCATGCCGAGGTTCTTAGCGCAACGCTTAAGAGCATCTGTAATAGCCTCTTTAGTAGCTAGCTCATGCGCCTTACCTGGATCTACTTTATCAGAGCCATTACCATACCCAACATCTTCAAACTCTGTGCGCTTACCACCAGGAAATTCCACCACTAAGCGGATTCGACTGGTGTAATGTGCGCTATGCTTTCCATTAACTTCGCCAGTGTATACCGGCGTAAGAGCTACGATTTGTGTAGCCCAGTTACCGATACCTAACACCTTATTTAGTCGGTCGATAACATAATGACCTTCTAGGTAAGAAAGAGTTCTACCAAAGTTAGTTTCTCGTTCTCTTATTACATCCCGTGGAATAGGGCTATCTAGCTCTCTAATTGTTTCTTCATACGTTTTTGACATTCATTTCTCTCCTTTTTAATATCTTATCTCTTTTAAGAGATTTATCTAAAATTTCTATCTGATCTAAAGTCTTAGGCTTAATGCGTCTATTCATTAGCTCTAGCATTAAAGCCTCAGTTAACTGTAACATGAATAGCACCCCGTTGTCAACTACAATTCCGCGTCTTCTATGAAAATTATAGAGCCTACCTATAGCCTGTAACTTTTTAAGAGTATATTTCATATAAGCTCCTATTAATTCTAGTTTTGCTATTAAGCCCTAGTACTCGGTACTGCTTTTCAATTTCTTTAAGTCTTTTAATAGACTCTTTTTCTGTATCAAAAGTACCCTCTTTAAGCTCTATCTCAAAGTAATCTCCCTTACCTGAGATTGCATTTTCTTTAAAAGCTGTTACTCTATACTGAGTAAGTACATAATCCTTGTAATAAAAAATTCTAGCTGCCTTATAAATCTGTAAATCTAAGGCGTACCCTAATAGTTTACAAAAACTACGGATATCCTCTAGTGTAGTATCAACCCCTAGTTTTAGGTTGACCTCATCACGAATGACCGTTCTCAGGGGGGCAGTACTAAAATTTATCTGCTTTGTAGTCAACTCTTTATCACTTAAACCATCTCTAAATCTAATGGTCTTGTCTTGCCAGTCTGTATAGTAGTAGTCAAAACCAGAAACTACTTGAGAGTGTTCAAGTCCCTTAAGTAGCTCTTTGGGTACCCTTTTAGTAAAAGGTACTTCGTACTTATATTCTATCTCTTTATATTTCATTTAGGCTCTTCTGGTTTAACTTCTTCTGCTACAGCTACTACTTCTGTAGTATATAGTATATACTCCTCTGGAGCAATCTTAGCGCAGTATTTTTCATCTACCACTTTATACATCCCCGTTAAGTGGGAGTCCTGTAATTCTATCAAAAGGGTATTGTCATCTATTCTTTGCTTAACCTTGCCTGCTAGGTGCTCTGGCACATAGTCTCCGTAAGCGTCATACCAAACTACTGGGTCACCTGCTTGCAGTAGATTGGGGTCTTCCTTTGCATAAAATAAACCTTTAATTGAATCCCAAATTTTTCCTAGCATATTTTACCTCTTATTTATGGACTACTACGTTGTAGCCGCTTTTATCTATTATTGCTAAATTCTTTACTTTAACATCTTTTAAAATGTAGTCTATCCAGTCATCCACGGAGTACTCAAACTCATTTACAAACTTATCTATAGACTTCTTTGTCTTAAAGAAATGTAGCGTTGGGGAGCATCTCTGTACTACTTGCATTAAATACATCTATTTCTCCTTATGACACATTGAATAGTAAGGGCATTTCCAAGATCCCTTCATGCAGTTATTAGTATTCTTAGTATAAGCCTTTTTCTCATCCACTACTTTAATAAGCTCTATCTGCTTTCTAACATTTAGCATGGCTTCTTCTATATCCTGCGCAGTTATCTGATGTTTTAGAACCTGTATTCTAGGCTCAGGAAACTTCACAAATACAGTATACACTAACTGTACGGGCATTGCAAGTGTTTTTTTATGATAAAGATACGCATATATCTTCATTTGTTCATTAAGAGAAATCTTCTCTTTAATATAGGCACTTCTAGATGTTTTAAAGTCTACTACGCTAAGTACGCCTTCATACTCCCCTATAAAGTCGGGGGTACCAAATAGCTCCCCGTTATCTAGTGTAATTTCTAGATCTCCTTTACCAAACTTCTTAGCATGTAACCTAACAAAGCGGGATAAGAATACTTCAGATTGTTCTTTTAGAGCTTCCCAAGAGAAAGCTCCGGTAGATAGCGGCTGCTCTCTTATAGAGTCCCAGTAGAGATTAAAAGTATCTTGGTAATCTAGGTCTCCGTTTAAGATAGCTTCTATACCCATATGCATAGCAGTACCAAAGTGTAGATCTATACTCTCAGGCCCAGGCTCTTTAATACCGTCTATATAGCGGTATTTATATTTCTGGAGGCAGTCTTGAGCGGTGCTAAGAGCAGAGTAGTTAAATTTCATTCGTATACGTCTCCATTGGTATCTTTTTTCTCTTCTTCATAAGGTACCGCTATTCTACGGTACAATTCTAGTTTAGCACATTCTAGAGCACCTACAACATCATTTATTGTTTGATACGATAAACGTTTATCTGATAGGTACATTCTAATGTATTCTGTAAAGATATAATTAAGCTCCCCCGCGTTTTTAGGGGGCTCTTCCCCATAAGTGAGATCATCTCGTCTATCTTTAGGTATATAAGGCATTATTTTCCCTCGCACTTTTCTTTGCCGATAGTAGAAAGTAATCCATTAAGGTCATAGTCGTGAATATACATTTTTAGCTTTTTATAATTGGTTAAACAATTAACAAGCTCATAGTCTGAACATGTAAAAATAATTTGATAATAATTAGGTTTATTCATCCCTCATCATCCTTTGCGCGGGTTAGGGTTTCTTACAACTAAATATAATTTCACCTTCAGGTGTCTGATGAACATCAATTGAACCCATCCATTTATATTCAGATTTTGGCGGCTCGGGCTTCTTTACTTTATGCTTCAAGCGCCTGAGTTGTTTGGGGTGACAATGCCAATTTTGCCCAGTTGAAGAATATTCAACTACTATATCTGTATTTTTTATGTAAGATATAACACCAATTTCAAAACCTGGTGGAACACCTTCAGCTCCGCCTAAATAAACTCTCACCCTATCGCCGACTTTAAATTTCATACTATGACCTCAATATAGTTATGGCGTTCGGAGTAAAATCGACTAGCTAAAATAAGGTCTACTTTTATAGGAAAAGGAGTATTTGTTGCACTCAAATTCCACCATTCGATAAACAAATATCCTGAGTGTTCTCCTAGTAGTTTAAAAGCTACATCTCGCATATTTTTATGTTTTTGTAGTTTAATCATATTGTATATGTAAATGATTTACATTCCCCGCTATAGTATGATATAAGGCAGTAACCCTGGTACCATTCTGATACTTAAACTGGTTACAGAAGCCTACTATACGCTTAATCTCTTGCTCTGTAAAGTCACTACTTCTTAGATCAACAGCCTTCCAGTCCTGGTGCGGAGAACGCTTAGGCCTCTTCTCTACTGGTACATCCTTGTACAGAGCATCCTGCTCCTCTTGAGAGCGAAATATAGAAGTAATGGTAGGTATCTTGCCCATCTCTAAATACGTGAAATTTGCAAGACTATCGCATAACAGGAGTAGCCTACTATTCTTTTCCATTAGTAGCCCGTATTCTTGTGTTTCTCTAGAAGTCTTAAATTTCATAACAGCCTCTAAAATAACTTATTTAACCATTTTCTAATAGCATCAGCTTCTTTAAGTGATAGATATAAGCTGCCACGACTATGCCTAATGGTGATATAATCACTATGTCCATAGTAGTTTATGCTAACCGTTTTATCAAGATCGATTTTCTCAAGGGATTCTTTTATCTCAAAGTAGGGGTCTAACTTCGCATACTTCTTATTAAGCTTTTCTTGTTCTTGCATTTTCTTAATGATACTCATACTTCTACCTTCTTTGTTTCTACCGTTACTGGAGATTCCGCCCCAGGCATGATAATATTAATAGCGGCCTCTTGCGGCTTGTTATCCTGACTATCAAGTCCAATACCTTTTAAGACCATCTTAGCAGCATCTAGGTCATTGCCTTTTAGTCTCTCTGCTATAACTCTAACAGCTTCTTTAGTTAGTTTAGCCATCTCTGCTCTAGCACTATCCAAAGCAGAGACAAGGGTTTTATCTACACTCTTTTCAATAAGCTCTTTATAGGCCTGAGACTTAACTACTTTAGAGACTCTAGCGGGGGAGATTCCAAGCTGTTTAGCGATGGCCGCTTGTGTCTGCACCCCGCTTAATGCTAATGCCGCGACTTTTGCGGCAGTAGTTAATTCCTGTACGTCGGTTGCTTCATTACTATCACTCAAAGCTGTAACTCCTCAATCTCTGATCCGTTTAAATCTCTTACAGTGTTAATTCTATTTCTCAGCGAAACTATATTCTCTTTAGTAATGATAAAATTACCTCCAAATTCTAGCACACTTTCATCGCTAGTGTGATCCCATATAACATACTGGATATGTTCTGGGTTAATATGAATCATTTTACCATCTTTTCTAATGAAATTAATCAGCGTCGGCATTCTCTTCCTCTAACAAATCATTAATATTAGGAAACAATACTTCATCACTACCCACCTCATCAGTTCCAGTAATCTCAGTTGGAGCTACTGTAAACTGGCTAAACGTATCATATAGAGTATACCCTATAAACGCCATACAAGCTGCTATGAAAATTACACTGAACAACCTTGACATACTAATTTCTCCTTTACAATTTCAAAACCCTTAGACTCTTTAAAGGCTATCTTTCTACCCACTCTCTTTTTATTAGAGTAGGTCTTTTCTCTAGTCTCTGTTACTATTCTAACAGGTTTTTCGGAAGATTGCGAGACAATTCTACACTTTTCACAAATAAACATTACTCGCCCTTAAGGAATTCTTTAACATCACTAAGAGGTATAAACCCAGCGCCCTGTCTTGGGGCATAGGTCTGCACAACGCCAACTAAATCTCCTTCGGAATTCACTACAGGACTACCGCTACTCCCAGGCTGGGAATAAATAGTACTAATACTATTAGTATACATAAACAAACACCCTACTTGAATATTTGTATGTAAATCGTATCTAGGTTCTTTACACTTAAACCCTTCTGGAATAGGGAATACAAATCTAAATCTAGTACTATCCAGCACTACTCCCTTAGAGTTAGTTAGTACGCCTAAAGGATACCCCCTCGTATAGACTTCTTTTAAGAAGAACGAATTACTCGGAGCTACATGTAGGGGTACTAGGCTAGGTGGAGCGTCTACTAAGCAAAGATCTTGTACAGGGCTAAGCTTATACACATGTCCATTACCTGAATTACCCTTCTCATCGGTAGCTCTGACAGTTCCTTCTACCATTGATGGTAGACACACATGAAAATTAGTAATAACCCTTACCTTACCCTTTGGGGTAAGGATAGCAGCCCCGCTACCTACCGGTAGTCTAGCAGAGGCATTTCTCAAAGCAGTAAAAGCCTTCTCGTCGTCTCCATAAGATAAATTCATATACAGAAGAAAACCTAAAACCATAGCTGTGTAAAAGAATACGAATACTTTGATATGCCCAATCATTATTGTCTCTCCGTCATAATCACGCAAGCACCAACTGGCAACGTAAAACTAACAGTTGATCCTTCGGAAGTTACCGTAATCTGCCCTTCTGATACGCTGATCTGCGCATTTTCAATAATGCTAGGTCCTAGCAAAGAAATACAAAGAGCGGTCTTGACTTCTTTAGTCTTTACCATCTCGTTAATTGCTATAGCACTAAATACGGCTAATAATACTATTAGCATCTTTCTACGTTTTCTCATAATAAATCTCCATTCTTAGGTATAGTCTCGCATAAATCTTATAAGAAGTCAACAAAAAAGTTGCATATTTTTTATACCTATGCTATTATATAGGGAAGTCAAGGTCGTGCCTGTAGGACTATAAACCAGGAACGAGTAGGCCGCAAGGCCTCAATATCAGTTACGTGAGTGTTCAGGCTGTAATAAAACAACAAAGCGGCTCATGTGGCGGATAGTACATACTAGACAAATATTCTCATTAAGTGCCATATCGCGGGTAGGCACAGGGTACACAAAACGGGTACAAGCTAGGTACAGGTTGCTAGCAAAGAGATAAATAGCTCTAGGCTTGGTATCGCAGCAGAATCGGGCGAGTGTACCCTAAATCCGCGTGTGTAATAAGGGAGACAAATGAATAGACAGATTTATGTTAAAACAATAGTATTTAAGAAAGCTAATAAGTTAGGCTTTGAGATAGAGGCTAGCACTAAAGAGGCATTAACAGTGCAAGAAATAGTGGATGCTATCTCAGAGACACTGCTATTACAATACGGTGCTGAATTTGAAGCAGAGGAGGATAGATTAGATTCCTAATCTCTGTACTGCTTCATTAAGCAATGCCTGGAATTCTACCATATGCCCCTCATTGATAATAAATAAGTCTATATATTTAGGGTCTAAGCCAGACTCACTGGCATGAGTAGTATTTTCTAGCTTAATGTTTTTAGCTCTATCCTCTAGAGGTCTAACAATCTCAATTACTTTACCGCCCAAGTCTTTAATAGCTTCGCCCTCATTGTTAAATCTACAGTCATCGCATACTATCAGACTAGTAGGGTCTTGCTCTAATAAGAATTTTACCTTGCTTTTAAATAAGTCTACCCAAAGATTAGGGTTTTTCTCTCTTCCCCAGTCTGTTCCAATCCATTGTAATAGTTTCCTATCCTTGGGTATGGGTGCAGGGAGATCGCACGTCCTGTATACAAAGTCCTGAATTAAGTATAATGGTTCCGCAAACTTAACTAGGACCACTTTTCTATTAATAGCAGTCTTTAAATACTCTACCGCTGTAGACTTTCCCGATCCCATTTTTCCTGTAAACGCTAATATTCTGATCATGCCCTCTCCTTAAAAATGTATTGTATAACTTAATAGACTTCCAGATAGAGCGCCTAAGAAGTCCGCTGTTAGGTCCCCAGTACTAAACTGTGGGTCTAAGCATTCCTTAAGTACACCTAAGCTAACAGTAGTCAGCATAGCTAATCCTTGTGGGTACTCTACTTTAGCAGCGTTAAATGTCTCACTTAAAGCAAAGCTTAAGCCCATACTAACTCCGAAATGTAGCTGATGATCTTTTCTATTCAAATTAAAACCCTCTTCTAGTACTTCTGCTTTACAATCATAGGCTAGCATTAAGGAAAAGAAAATAAATAGTGTAGTTATTAGTTCTTTAGTATTCATAATGGCGTTAACCCTCCAGACTTCTTTTGTGTATTCTTAAAATAAATTAACATTCTTTTAGCATTGTGCAGCAAATTAATAGCAGTATCACACCAAGCTATCAATTTATCATAGTCTGTGTTTTGCGTGTGTGCTGCATGCTCCAGGTTAACTAGATTATACCTAATCTGACCCATAGCTGCCCTAAAATTCTCTACATAATTAGTACTCATTGCATAACCTCCATAATAAATCTCTCCCAATTTCGTTTTATCTTAGTTTCACTTAACAAGCCATTTTTTCTAACGAAAGGCCTATTACCTTCACTCCAGTAAATTATCTTATTTATTATATCTTGATCTAGAGCATCTGACTTAATATATTGGTTAGGGTTTACCGATATAACCTCTGGTAACGCTCCTAGCCTATAAGTCATGACGGGAATTCCCATAGCGTTAGCCTCTGCGGCTACAAGACCAAAGGTCTCTGGGAATATGTCATTAGGGTAGAACAAGCATAGTGAGTCTTTAATATTCTCCATAAGACTAGCATGTGGCCTTTGCCCTAAGTCTACTACTCCAGGTACATCGGAAGACCCATTAGGGTAATACCCTGGGTTAGCTACGTATAGCTGAAAATTAGGGTTAATTTCTCTTAACATTTCAAAGATTCGCATAGTTTTCATATATCCTTTATGTGGAGAACTAATAAAACAGAGCTTATGCTTATTATAAGGCACTATTTCCGGTAAATTACTCTCCAGCAAGTTATGTATATACCTAATTTTATAGTCAAATAACCTTTCAGGGTAGTTATATTTATACTTAAAGTAGTCTAGTACTTGGTTTTTGTGCGTCTCCGATACGCAGAGCTTGTACAAGTCTTTAGCTTCCTCTGGGTTGGGGAAAGACCTATCGGTAGCCCAATCGTGCATCCAAAGGACAAACTTAGCTCTAGGGAATCTCTCTTTAGCTTCTTTATAGTAGTCCATAACCCGCATTAGAATCACTATATCCGCATTCTGTTCGGTTTTAAGCGGTGTAAACCGCAGTGTATGAGACTCTTCCCTTATGGCTTCCCTATTATGCTGTTCTAGGGCAACTGCGTGCGTATTAGAGAGCATCTTAGCTACTCTTAGGGCTGTAGCTTCACTACCGCCCAAGGCCTCTGCACCATAGACTAGGCTATCATAGGATTTATTACAAATTGTATCAATTATAACTATTTTATACATTTTAATCCTTCTTTTATTAAGTCTTTATACTTAGTAAATATTTCAGGCCTTAGCCCCAGCATTTTAGCTCTAGCCTTTGTAATGCGTATAACCTCGCTATGCTTAAATACCTTGCATCCTATTGCTACATTTTGCGGAGTTATAGTAATGCTATAATGTTGCGGTATAGTTATGCTAAGTATGTCTTTAGTAGAGCTAACCCTAGCATCGCCAGATACCTTAGCATCGCCGGATACCTTAGCATCGCCGGATACCTCAGCATTGCCGGATACCCAAGCATCGCCGGATACCCAAGCATCGCCGGATACCTCAGCATTGTCGAATACCTTAGCATCGCCGGATACCTCAGCATTGTCGGATACCTTAGCATTGCCGAATACCTTAGCATCGCCGGATACCTTAGCATCGCCGGATATCTTAGCATCGCCGGATACCTTAGCATCGCCGGATATCTTAGCATTGCCGGATACTATAGCATCGCCGGATACCTCAGCATTGTCGGATACCCTAGCATTGTCGAATACCCAAGCATTGCCGTATACCTTAGCATCGCCGGATACCTCAGCATTGCCGGATACTATAGCATCGCCGGATACCTCAGCATTGTCGGATACCTTAGCATTGCCGAATACCTTAGCATCGCCGGATACCTTAGCATTGTCGGATACCCTAGCATTGCCGGATACCCAAGCATCGCCGGATATCTTAGCATCGCCGGATACCTTAGCATCGCCGGATATCTTAGCATCGCCGGATACCTTAGCATCGCCGGATACCTCAGCATTGCCGGATACCCAAGCATCGCCGAATACCCAAGCATCGCCGGATACCTTAGCATCGCCGAATACCCAAGCATTGCCCTCTTGTGAGAGATTCGATTCTTTTTCGATGTACCCACCTAGCTTTCCATTTGCTATGCGCCCGATCGTGACTGGGAAAC